ATGATTCTCTGTTGTTAAATCATAGACATATCCTTCGTAATTTTCTATTTCTTCTATTTTTTTAATAGAAATTGGATTTTTTCCATTTTCAGGACGTTTTAAATAAATAGTATACTCATTTTTACTCCTATTATAATCAATGTTATAATATATTCTATAACTATTTAAAGAATGACAATATTTTGCTCCTTCTGCTTGACTTTTGAAAATATCATTTGATGGCAATTGTTTTACATCTGGTTTAACTCCATTTTTTTCAAAAATGGAATGTAATAATTCATCTCCAATTTTCACATCCTTTGGTGATATTTCTTCACTATTTGGTTTAAGTAGTGAATGATCATCTGTGACATCTACTAACCCTGTATGTGTGAGTATTCGTATCATTTTTTTATGACTTGCAAGTTTATGACGAATTATTCGATATAATTTTGTCCATCCTTTTTCTGTCCATGTTTCGATACCTTCTAATTCACACACTTCTTTTTCTTGTTTACCTTCTTCTAAACAAGTATGCCATTGATTCATTCCAAATTTTTCTGCAAGTTCTTCAATAGTGCAAATAATAAGAGGATTTGTCGAGTTTCGACAATAAACAGGTGTATAATTGGCTACACTATCCCCATATATATATTCTGCTTTGGTTAATACAGGTCCATATTTTTCCGTATTGCAAATATTGTTTCCATAACATTCTTCAATCATTTTTTTGGCATAGGTAAGAAGCAATCGTCCTGTTGCGGTCGTAGAGGCAGCCACATCTTTTTCATAAAAGGTGCTTGTTCTTGCACCACATTGTCCATATAAAGAATTGGCAGTCAGTTTATACGCTAATTGACGTTTGTCCAATACATTTTTCATAAATTCGTCGGTTTCCAAAGGTATTTTTTTCCGCGTCGTCTTTCTGGCATTCAAAAGTTCTTCCAAAATAGAAGGCATGATGGCTCTTTTACCAATCGGAAATTGTGCGAATCTGCAAATTTTGTATCCTTTCTTCACTTTTTCTGCTGCAGAGGAGGGTGACTTGCGAACATATTTGAATGTATCATACGTAATATCCACATATTCATATTCGGGTAAATTGTCATACATGAATTCACCCCGTTCATTTTTATCTCCTTTTTCATCAATCAGGTTTCCATTCAAATCATATTCTTTTGTCCATACTTTGCTATCATGGGATAGATTTTCACTTATTTGCGAGGAAGGGTAGAGAGAAGCAAAATCTACACAAGCTACAGGATTGTCCATATACAAATCACATTTGGGATCCAAGACAATGGCTCCTTCATATCCATCATCGTATTGTAATTTTTCAATGACGGGTATTAATGTATTTTTCTCTCTGCATTTTTTGGCCACGCAACTTGTGAGTTTGATTCCTTGACCGCGAAACACCAAGAAACTGATGGGAACACTACAAATTTTGGCCATTTCTACATATCCAGTAATAATGTCTTTTTTTTTCATCAAATGATGCAATAAATTACAATCTTGTATACAATATTTTGCAATGATGGCACGATCTGCAGAAGTTCCATTGGTCATTTTAAAGAGATCTTTATAAGACATGTCATCTTTGGCCAAACACCATCGCACTTTTTTGGTTTTCAAATCGGGATTCACTTGAGAATGATTTCCTTTGATAGTAAAAGTTCCGTCTTCTTTGCAAATAGCGAGAATCTGAAATTTTTCACCTTCGTTATAATAATTAATAGTATGACCAATTTCTTCAAAATGAATAAAACTACCCACATGCAATCCAGTAAGATTGCTACTTTTCACTGAATATATTTCTGTAGTTTCATTTACATTGTTTGCATTGTTTGCTTTTACCAGCGTGCCGACATAATCCCCGATAAAATAACCCGAAACATAATCCAATTTATAGGATACCAAATTTTCTTCTTTGCGGAAGAAATTGTATAAATCAATTTGTATTCTTCCATTCATTTTGATGAATCGAAATTCATGTGTTCCACTGGCGATTTGAATCTTGTTTTCTTCGATTTTATATCTTTCCGTGATGGGATCTTTGGTTCCACAGATTTCATTTGTGTTTCGAGAGAGTTTCAAAAAGTCTTCTACGCAATGATTTTCTTCTGCACGACGAAACATAAATTCATAATCAAATGCAAAGATATTGTATCCAATAATGATATCAGGATTCTCTCTCTGAATCAAATTTTTCCATGCCAACAATACTTCTTTTTCTGTGGAATAGCATTCTACCTGTGAATTTTCAAGTGGAAGATTGTCACAAGAATTCAATACGACACAATGATTCAAATAAGGTTCGTTTTGTCCATAATGCAAAAAGGTAGAACCAATAAAGGTCACTTTATCTCCTTCCAATTTCGGAAAACAACTATTCAATGATCGATTCAGTTCGCTCACCTTTTGATTTCTATCCATTTTTTTGTCACATAAAATATCGATGATAGTTTTCTTTGCAGTGTGTTCTTTTTTCAATTTTATGATTGGTTTTTTTTCTATAATTGCATTGTTTTCATCTTCATCTAGATCTGATCCCCCTTCATCCCCTTCATCCATTCCTTCGATACCTCCGTCATTGTCACGAATATTTCTTTTTTCAAACATTTCTTCAATCGTCATTTCGTGATCTGCATCTTCTTGTAAAGAATCTTCATTTCCAAGCATATTATAAAGAAACCAATAGTTGATAAGAGTCCGTAATTCATCTATATTTTTAGGTGCTTTTTTGGGATAGACGAGATCGATGTCGTTCATTGTTTTATAACCAAATGCAGACAAAATGATCTCTTCCAAAAAGGGTTTGCAATTGTCCGGTTGAAATTCTATTTTTATTTTTTCTGCATATTCAATGATATTGGTGGCCAATTTTTTGTATGATTTTACGGGAATGGGAAAATCACCATGACTACTACTGGCCTCAATATCAAAACTGCATATTTTATAAGGAATCGATGTCTCTTTGTCATTCAAGGCGACAATATTTTTATAACTAATCATGAATTCATAATCACATTTTGTTTTTTTGTTGTTTTTGATTTCAATGGTTTTTTTATTGGGAAGCGCAATCCAACCAGATGGACTAATATCTTTGATGTGAAAGAAACGCAACAAGGGTGGAATATTGGATTCATACAAATACGTTTTTGTTTTGTTAAAGAGTAATCCATTGGGAGACAAGCGTCTATCTCTCTCACTATGCTGATAATACCATAAATTTTTCACTTTATTAAACACTTGTATATTGTTAAAGACAAACATGACAAACTTGTGATTTTTCCCGTTGTCAAATCCATACAATTTCTTTTTTTCAACTATTTTGCATTCGGAAATGGAATTTTCATAATATTTGCCACCTATTTTGGATACAATAAAGGATAAAAACTGGTTTTTGATTTGTGTATTCCAACCATCACCCACTTTGACATAAAAGAAAGGTTTGAAATCTTCTACGATAATGGAGCATGTTTTTCCTTGTTCATTCATTCCAAACATTTGAATAAAGAATAATTTGTTATCTTGCTTTATGATTTTTTCTTCATTTTCACTTCCACTACTGCTACTACAAATGATATCGTCAGTTTCATTTGCGCAATCGAAAAAGGAGCTGGTTTCATTGTATACATTGAAATCATAAAGTCGAAACGTCTTTTCCATGTTTAATTGATTTGTTGCTTGTTTTATATTATTCATATCAACCAATATTTATTTCAATTTTTATTTTGAATATATAATATATATGTTTTTGTCAAATAATTTGTCAAATAATTTGTCAAAGTATCTTTCTTATAATACAAAAGTATTGATTTCCGTCTTCTTTGCAGGATTATGGATCTATTTTCGAACGAATCAATGTTATATAATGTTGCCTAGGATGAATATATTCTCGGTCATTTTTGTCATGATTTGGGCATATTTGAATTATTATGAACCTTTGTTTTTGCCTATTGGTTTGGGAATCATGCTTCTTTATTTTTTTATACATAAAGAAGAAATGACAACAGATATTTGTGAAAAAACGGGATTACAAATATAAAAACTTGCAGTATAATAAATGGGTGGTGGATTGTTTGGGACTCCTCTGTATTTGAATCCAAAATGTTTGGTGTTTTCAGCATTTATTATCATTATCTATTTTTTGCCTCATCCACCGACTATTGCACACAATTTAGTGATGGCTTTTTTATTGGCTACTTCTGCATATATTACTTTGGCTTGGTATGATGTCCTCTTTTCATGCAATGATCATTTAGGTCCTACTTTTTTTGGATGGTTGTCCAAACCCTTTAAACCGGCAGAATATGGAGAGAAATATGATCAGTTGCCCATCAAGTATCAAAAAATAATTCGTAATGTAGACATAGTTGTTTTGTTGGTAGTAGTCATCACATTTTTGTATCCGTTTTTTACTGCTGGTTCAAGCAATCGACTTCGAATCATTCGTAATCGCAAATAAAAATATACATCTAAAATATACATGAATTTTAAGAATCCCATTCTTATTTTTGCTATTATCCTATCGTTATGTATTCCTGTATTTTATTTATTCACATCAAAAAATAGAGAAACCATGTCACTACCACTAGAAAAACCATTGAAAGCCATTGCTGTATTTCCAGGTCCGAATATCAAAGGCAATGTTGTATTTACTGAAAATGTGGACGGAAATGTCCTTATTGATATCCATGTGGAAGGATTGAAACCGAATTCATTGCATGGTTTTCATGTTCATGAGGCAGGAGATTTGTCAGATGGATGCACATCCGCTTGTAAACATTTCAATCCATTTCATAAACTGCATGGATGTCCTGGAATGATTGAGAGACATGTAGGTGATTTAGGTAATTTAATAGCAGATGAACATGGATTTGCACATTATACTATGATGGATGATATTATTCGATTGCAAGGTGTAACCAATATTATTGGAAGAAGTCTCATTATTCATGAAGATCCTGATGATTGTGGTAAAGGAGGTAACGAGGAATCTACCAAGACAGGAAATGCAGGGAAACGAATGGCTTGTGCAGTCATTGGATATTCAAAAGACAATTTTGAATGTTGATAAACAGATATTGACTGGTTGTTTTATTGCGCTTAAAAATTTATATATTTTCTCTCTAGATAAATATATGAATTCCAAAATTCCAATCAAGGCAATAGCCGTATTTGATAACAAAAAAATAAAAGGTTCTGTCTTATTTACAGAAGATTTGTCAAAGAATCAAGTCATCATTGATATTGATGTGCAAGGATTGAAAAAGAATGCTTTACATGGATTTCATGTTCATGCGGCAGGAGATTTGAGTGATCAATGTACATCCATGTGTGCACATTTTAATCCATACAATAAACTGCATGGATGTCCTGGAGAGAAAGAGAGACACGTGGGTGATTTAGGTAATTTACACACAGATGCAACTGGTTGTGCAAGGTATAGGATGGTAGATGATGTCATCAAATTACGAGGCACCAAAACAAATATTATTGGTCGTGGACTCATTATTCATGCAGACAAGGATGATTGTGGTAAAGGAGGTGACGAGGAATCTACCAAGACAGGAAATGCAGGGAAACGAATCGCGTGTGCAGTCATTGGTTATTCTAAAATGAATTTTGCTTGTTAGATTTACAGCATTTTATGTTTTCTTTCATTCTTTCTGCTTTTGTTTTTTCTAGTTTTGTTTCGTCCATACTTACAATGTTGTTTTTGAGAGGAACCCTTGGGTCTTTTGCAATTGATGCTTTTTTTGTATTTGGCGGACCATTTTCCTCCTTTCATTGCGCCTTTCATTACGCCTTTTGATTTTGACGTGCGACTTTCAATCCATTTCATAAAAGATGCAGAAGATCGATCCATGGGTTCAATACCACTTTCTTCATATTCTTCGACTTTTCCTGCAGTATCCATAAATCGTAAACTAGGAAATCCAAGAGGTTGAGATGTTATTTTATCCAAATATTTCATGTTGGATTGATTGACTCTTGCAACAATAAGATCATCCATATTTTTGTATTTGTCCTCTAAAGCCATTTTGTTTGTATCCCATGTTTTTTTCGTGTGCATGCAAGGTCCACATCCTTCTAAAAATAGAAATAAAAATACTGGTTTTTTACCCATATCTTTATTTAATTCCATCGATTTATTCGAATCCTCTTTTTCAATGACAACCCACTTCATAACGATGATATATAATAACAATATATAATATATTTTTTATAAAAAGCAAGGAATAGAAAATAGAATGTTCTTTACTTGCAGTTATTGTAGTAATTTTATAAGTGTATATTATATATGTCAGGTATTATTTATATTTTTGTAATTATTGCCTTTTTTGCAGGATTGTATTACTATATTGTCTCTTATTCAAAAATGATTGAGAAATTTGGAGGACATGAAGGAGAGAGTGCATCCACGACTACTTCCTCTGATTCTACCTCTGGAAAAATAAAATGTCCCAATGTTCTTGTTCAAAAAGGAGCACAATTTTATCTCTACAACACCAAAGTGGCCAAAGTTCCAGGTGTAAATCCAATCAAATTCGAAAATTTAGAAGATTATATAGAATTCATGGAATGGCAAAGAAGTCAAGGCATTCGTTGTCCTGTATTGTATTTACAACATACTTATAATGCGCAAGGAATGTCTTCTTATAAAATACGTCCAAGTGTAACCGAATTACAAGGTGGATTACCTCCTGCACCTGTCAGTAATTATAGTGGATTAACGGATGCAACACGTAATGATCCACCCTATAATATGAATTCTTATCCTGCATATGATGCTAGTTCGCAATATGTGGGTGCCAATACACCTTTGGACGCTATGAATAGCAATTTGTTGTTCAATTATTCCAATCCAATGAGTGATGAATGGAAAGGACAACAATATACAAAAAAATTGGTGGATTCTGGATATTTTGACGATAATCAAGTGAGAATAGCAGTGGGTTAAATTTAGTTTTCCATTATTTCTCCAGATATTTTATTATATTTTCAATAGCGGTTTTGTTTAATTTTCTTATTTGATTTTTGGAATTCAAATAGGATATTTGACGTAGACTATTTCTGTCTTCTTGAATCTGTTTAATCAATTGAGGGATTGTTTTGTATACGGACATGACGGCCATGGCACTCACTGAACTGATTCCTGGTATTTGACAAAGAATAATTTCTCCTATATTTTCAGGTGTAATGTTTTCTTTTTTCACTCTTTTCACCACGTTACAATAGTTTTCTTGTGGTTCTTGTGCTTCTTGTGCTTCTTTTGTTGATTCCTTTTCCTTGTTGGATTCGCAGAGAGAATCCAGAGGTTCCAATATATTTTTGTCATTTAAAAGGTCATTTTTCAAAAAGTCATTTTTCATAAGATAAAAAGGTTCTCTGTTTTTCTCTCGGTATTCTTGAATTTTATAAGCCATTTGACATATCATCAAAGCAGATTCCTCTGTTTGAAAGGAACGAAACACAGAAAATCCTTTGATATAGTTGAGAGAAAACATGGCAGAATAGAGAGAAAATTTGTCTACTTTGTATTTGAATGAGTTCATTTTATTTACATCACCTTCTATTAAATAAACTATATTGTGATTATGAAGAGGTAATCCATTCAATCGATAAGATTGTTCTTCATACCTTCCATCTTTGATACTAGCTGCCAAGTCTTGCAATGATTTTCTCTCAATGATTATTTTTTCTTCTGAATTATCCTTGATGATAATGTCTCCGATAGGCAATGATTCTACTTTGAATGTGATATTTTTGAATTTGGGTATACCTTCTAGAAAGTATTTGATGTATCCAATCAATTCGTGTTCTCTCATATCTATGACGATATTCATTGTGTTGAATAATAATTTAATAGTGTATGATTTCTTTATTATTAAATTATTGTATTTGCTTAATTTTTATTTGTTTGCGTTTGCTTTTGCTTTTGCTTGCCTTTTCTTTTGTTTCTCTCTTTGTCTTTTTTTCCGGTTTTAACCGAGTGTCTTGTTTCGGTATACTTGATAATTTGTTCCTTGAGTAGGTCGTCTTGTTGTGTTACGCAAATCAAACAAGACATTTGGGATTCGTTGAGGAGCACGAATCAAAAA